AATCAGACTCACTTTGTGAAGGGTATAAAACTGCATATTCATAATCTGAAACATCAGGGTCTCTTAATATTCTTAATTGCTCTGCTATAGCTGATTCATTTTCTGATTTTGGCTCTCGTGCTTCTGCAATGGCATCTAATGGAGCTACTAATCCTGCTTGAACTAATTGTATCAAATCTGTTCTACCATTAGGATAAGCATCTGTTTTCATATTTGCTAAAAATTCAATTGTTTGATTTTTTTGCGCTGAAGCTGATTCAGTTTCTCTAGCGTGTTTAAGCCTTGATTCGTAAGATGTTGCTAGGTTTGCATCAGGTTCTAAACGTAACGTATTAAAACCAAGACCCATGCGATATACTTCTTCTTGACTCATGCCTTTAAACATAGAGTTACTAATATCTTGTAAACCACCCATTATGCTTTGATTATTACTTGCTACTTGTGTTGGCTGTTCTTCTTCTTGTTTACCACCTAACAGTCCTCCTGCCATTTGACCTAACAAAAGTCCACCAAATAATTGTCCAAGTCCTAATGACATTTTAACTGCCTCCGTACATTTGCGTTGCGGCTGTTAGGTAATCAAACAGACCATTTTGTTTAGATGTTACTTGCGTTTCAGGTACAGGTGTATTACCTAGTGCGGCTGTCACATAACCTAGACCAGCTACAGGATGATTTTTAAATCCTTGAAATTGTTTTTGTGCTGCATCAAATAGTGCTTGTTGCATAGCTTGTTGTTGCATTCCTTGTTGCATTAGGTTGTTATTAACTTGTTGACCCATACCGAAACCTAAGTTAGCTATGTTTGCTAATTGATTGGCTGCTCCTAATCTTTGACCTTGTCCTGACAAATCAGCTTGTTGATTAGCCATTTGACCTTGTAAATTGTTTCCAATATCTTGTAGTGCCGCTTGTTGTGCATTTTGGAAACCGGCTTGTCTTAGTCCTGCTGATGATTGTGCTAATTGCGATGCTACTCCACGACCCATCTCACCCATTGCAACACCATGCCTAGAGCCACCGTAAGCATTCGCCATTTGCGCTTCTGCTCCTAAATGGTCAAGTCCTATTTGTGCGCCACGTAAAATGTCAGCTTCATTAGCTTTAATGACATCATCTGTATATTGGTTCATGTAAGGTGTTAAGTTAGTGTTACTTAATTGATTAGCGTTAACTGATAAAGGCTTGTAACCTATGCCCTGAGCAGTACCCATACCTGCGCCCTGTATACCTTGTGCCGCTAAACTATTAATGTTTGGCGGTGCTACTTGTCCTCCGGGTAATCCTTGATTTGCCATTATCTGCCTCCTGTGACTCTTCTACCTGTTACACCATAATTTTTTCTTGTGCCACCGCCACCTGTAGCTGGATTAACTCGGTCAAAAGTAATTCTATTGTTTATATCAGGTGTTGTACTAACATTTGTAATTGTTGGTGTTGCTGTTGCTTTTAAAAGCGATGGCGCTGCTATATCAGGTCTTCTTGATTGTGCGCCTTGTCCTGTGTACCCTGTATTACCAGCCGAATCAATTACGGTGTTAGCGTAACGTTCTTTCATAGCTGCTTCATAAGCTGGTCGGTCTGCTCCACTTGGCATTTGACCGGGGTCGTTTACAGGTCTTGTAGCTACAGGGTTAGCACTACCACTAAATCTACTTGTACTTGTTGCTCCACCACCTCCAGTTAAACCAAACTGCGTTCTATTGCCAAACAAAGCATTATATGCTGCCATGTTTTCAGGGTTACGTGCTGTTAATTCTGCAAGAGCTTGGTCATATAAACCTATAGAGCCATAACCTTTCATGCCATTATCGTATGTTGTTGGAGTAGGCATACCACTCATAGCAGTTAAATTGCTATTTGGGTCTAACAAACCAAATGCTTTAGCAGTATTAATATTATTATTCATTGCTGCTTCTTGCGTAGGAGTTAATGCAGCTACCTGCCCACCTGTGTATGGCATGTACTCAATTTGTTGTACAGCTTCAGCACGTTGTAGGTTTCTATCTGCTGGAGCGCGTACCCATTCAGGTATTTTAGTTTCAGTTGTTTTGCTACCGCCCTTTCCACCACTCATTTTAAAACTCCTTTAATAAAGTTGTAAACTGTTCTGACCAACCTTTTTTTTGTAGCACTTTTTTCCAACCCTTTCGTCCTGCTACTGTCATGCCTTCACAGTCTTGTTGTTTACCCCATGCCATTGCATCATCATGCATGTCTGTAATTTGTTTAATTCCATAGCCTTTATTACCACCTGCTAAAAAAACGTGTAAGACTTTCTTATTAGGATACACTACTATCTCAGTTACTGCACATCCATTTTTTCCCATCCACAGTTGCATATGCCCACTCATAACACCATCAACTATATCTACAAAATCGTGTGTATTACCACCTTTTTTTAGTGCTGACTCAATCCAATCTTTACCACGCATTAATTCTTCTGTTATATTCATGGGTCGTATTTAAGTTTTACCCAAGCACCATTTTTTGATACAACAACTGCGTTTTGAGCTTCATCCCACATTAAAATGCCATCCTGTGTTGCTTTAGAATCGGCATCTCTAAATTCTAATTTGTTACGTGTATTTACTAAAAACTTATTAATACGTTCACCCCACGTACTCCACTTATCTCCTAATGGTGGTGGTGGTAATTGTGAACTCATCGCTCACCTCCAGCATCGGCTTCTATTCTCATAATGCCTGAGCGCCAATCTGCTAATTTATTTCCTTCTACACGCATACGTATTTGTCTTCCTGAAAATCTAACTGATGTTGGATTAGATAAGTTATATGAACCATGTACAGTTTCAGTATCATTAGGATGAAATCTTGTTTTAAATGATACCTTAACATCACCCTGAGTCAATTCGTCAGGTATTAGTTTAGTTACTTTCATAATTTGGTCACCATTGCCAAGAGATATTGACCCTGACTCAGCATAAGGTGTATATGACCCATGAGAAAAGCCATATTCATGATTATATAAGTTACCACTAGCATCTGCCCATATTGGATTGTCAAACACACCTCTATCAACTGCTGCTGTTCTATCTATTGTACCAACCGCCCAATGACCTTCCATGTAATCATATGTAACATATTTGTCATTTTCAGTAGAGTTTTCTGATGTGTAAAACCACCATATTTCACTATGCTCTGAGTTATGTACAGCGTAAGCTTTGCTTATTTGACTGTTTGAAATATTACCAAACACTAAATCATGTACATCGCAAGGTAATTCTTTTGCTACACTTCCATCGAATATAAAGAAACCGTTAGCACCTAGCCAAAACGCACCTTGGTCGATAGCTACTGCCGCCTTTCTCGATGCAACACCACAGGCTGTTCCTACTCTTTCAAAACCATATACAAATGGCGCACCTGAATACGTTGCTAAGTGTGCATCTGTATCTGTCAAGATTAACGTAGTACCACGCATTCTAACACCACACATAATTTGACCAGTTGTGACTAGCTCAAAATCACCAGCCTCGTTTGTTGCCGCAGGACTCCACACCGTATTTGCTTCTCTGTCACACCATTGCACTTTACGTGGATTACCACCAGCACCTAAAGCAAACACAAAACGTTCTTCTGTTACTACAATTGAATTATTGCTAACTGGTGCATTTGTTAAAGCTGTAGGCAATACTGATGTATTTAATGCCCACTCGTATATTTTTCCATCTTTAGATGAACAAGCTAACAAATTTTGACCAAAGTTATCTAATGCCCATGTCGTAGCTTCTTGATAAATACCTGTGTTTGGTCGTGTAATACCATATATACCATTATTCCAAAAACCGCCACCATAAGCTACATTAACACTAGCATTAACATCACCAGCAGTTAAACCACTTGGTGTAATGTCTGAAACTGTACTAGAAGCATTAATATAATAAAGCTTATTGTGTGTTCCTAATGCTAATGCCGAACCATTTGTGTTATCTACCCACGCATGTAAACCTCTTGGCACAGATGCAGCAGCATTTGCCTTACGTGTATCCCATCCACCAACAGGTCGTAAAGAGTTTTTGTGCCATCTTACAAGGTTTGAATCTCTCCATCTATTAGATGATTCAAAATCTGTACCGTTTTTGTAAACACCCGGTGGTAATTGTAGTGGTATTAGTGGCATGTTATGCAGCTATTGGTGTCCATGTTTCTGA